GATTAAAACTCTTTCTGGAATAGCAAAAGCATTAGACGATATGCCTCTGGACAATGTGATGAATGCCTATAGAGGAATATGAAGATATAACTATTCGACTTCACCAATATAGTATCAATATTAGATCCAATATCCCCAGATCCTAATATAGACTTCCATTGTATTCGTCCCACTCGCGTTTATCGTATAAGAAAAGTCACCCGTTGTTGTGCAAGGTACAATACCCAATCCTTCTAACCACACATCACCACCAGCTGGACGGATAGTAAGTGGCCATTCGGCAGTCGCATTTGCACCAACCGCAACATATAGTCCATCCGTTCCCCATGCAGCACTATCTCTAGCAATTACCTGAACCAATGCCGCTTTGATACCAGCAGGAACTCCGAATACCGCAGATAAATCGAGAACGGTTGCTCCAACATTACTGAAAGAATCCCCATCGAAACTCGTGCTGGTTAATTCGGTTGTCAATGGGATGAATTGACCATAACCCTGCACTTCCAGCCGGCTGATGCGCTTCGTTAAGTTATTGATCGCATTCAAAATACCGTCAATAACATTCATTCTTCCACCAATAGACCTGCCTTGATGCTTTCCTGGCCGCTACTATTCCTTTGAACTAACACATTCTTAATCATGGCATCCTTCTGAATGTTCGCGTACAATAACGTAATCCGGTCTCCAAAATCCCAATCAAGTCCATATCGGAAAGATGGGGTCTCAATTACATCACCGCTGAATTTTAGTTTCGGCTTATTTTCTGCTAAAAAAGTATTAGCCTCCCCGGTCAGTGCAGCTGTGTCACCATAAGCAATATTACGCGCATCTTTACCCCCCTCCCGTCTATTCCAGATTGACAAGCCCATCCGTGTAGTATCGTATGCCTCAACTATCTCACGATCCAAGCCTTCACCTTGACCCAGGGTATAGACATAATTAATCTCTTCAGAATAATCATATTCTAATGCCCCATTCTCCAGATTTCCCCAATCAGTGCCAATAAATGCAGGCGCACTGCTATCCCATGTCCTATCATATCCACGTTGATCCGTGAAAGTTTGCAATTGGAATGACAAAGACCCCGTTGGGGAACTGGAGACGACCGGTACAATGTCGAAATATACCTCCGTGCCAGCTTGGAAACTCGCAGCTGCAATCTCCTGGCATATCTCCAATACGTTCTTATAGGCAAATCCCTTGGTAATTGATTGACCATCCGCCAGGTCTGCCTGGATTGTGAATCCGCCACCCACCGATGTTAGATCACGCACCGCAGTTGTATCAGCACCCAATTGATCCTTGGCAATTGCTTTGATCATATCATCGGCATGGTCTGTCATGTCTGCCGGTGCCGAACCGGCATAATCCTTCACGATGCGCCTTTTCATCAATTCCATGCAGGATAATCCGTATAGTTCTGTATATTCCTGTCCAGCATCATCTGCGAATAACCATGCGCGGACAAACCCGCAGTAATCCAATTTCAACGTTCCAGGACCGAACCCGCGCCATATCTCCACAATGTTATCCAGCCGGATCTTGCTTCTATCAAACTTGGAGGGTAATTTTAATCTGAACGGTGCTGGATTATTGAATACCTTGGCATACTCAAAGTCAGTTATATAATCCAAACACTCGATCCGAACCCCGGTTGGATCACAAAGATATATTTCAGTTATGGAGGGTATGAGAGATATTCCCATATCATGCCGCAACCGTATCTGCCGACCAATGGGGTATCTTCCATTCGAGCCAGGCGGTGATCGTTGGCGAACCAGTTGGATTAACAAACACCGAGATGGAATTGGGTCCGGGCAATAACCGGAACGATGATAGATCAGAACTGCGTAATACCGCGCGCCATACATCGCCAAAGAAATCGGACTTGATGGAACGACTACCAGGTGTAAGATCGATGGTTAATGTTTCACCCTTCAATAATGAATAATTGCACCAGAGTGTATCGCCGGTAGTTTCATTCTTGATCCATTCCAGGACTGCGGTAGTGCCATCATCGGCACGTTTGATCTTGATGACTGGATACGCAGATGTAGATCCATTATTGGTTACGGTGTTCAGGTAGGATGATGTTGCGGTGCCTTCGGTGAGGTATCCAAGATATATATTATTACCGATTACCGATGTTGCGACAACATCTGATGAGCCTGGGAAATCAGTATCCAAATGTGCCCATACTGTTCCATTCCAAATTGCTATTCTATCGGAAAGTGTAATCCCGCCAGCTGATGTAAATGTCCCACCTGCATATAATAAACCATTGCTATCTATTGATAATGTCTTACAAGTATTATTCAGACCACTCCCCAACGGTTCAAAAGTCTTACCGTTCCATTTTGCAATATTGTTACAAGCCACTCCATCGGCAGTCGTGAAACTACCCCCAACATATATGTTGCCAGCCTTGTCGATCGCTAAAGTATAGCCATATCCATTCAGACCAGTCCCTAATGGTGTCCATGCTGATCCATTCCATTTGGAAATATAAGCTGTTCCGGATACCCCTCCAGCAAGTGAAAAATATCCCGCGGCATAAATGTCACCATTGGGAGCACAAGCCAATCCTAATACACGTTCATTCATTCCAGTTCCAAGAGATACCCATGCAGAACCAGTCCACTTTACAATATAGTCGCCATTGGTATCCCCGACGTTGGTAAATGTTCCCCCAATATACAACGATCCATCTTGACCAAATATCAACGAATAACATCCAGCCGATAATCCTGTGCTTAATGCGACAAATTCTGATGCTGATATATCCCAATATGCAATATGTACTGTATTGGTAATAGCTCCTGCCAGATGAAAATCACCCCCAAAATAAACATCTCCATTCGGCGCAACAGCAAGCGCCCTGACCATATTATCTGTTCCACTCCCTGACCCGCCAGTCAAAGAACTTATTGTAGATGTAAAGGGATTCCATTTGATAATATAATCTCCGGTAGGAGCCCCAACATTAGCAAATGCACCACCAATATAAATACATCCATCTATCCCACGGGCTAAGGCCATAACCCAGGAATCAAACTGTGTGCTGATGTTATACCAGGTTCCGTTTACCTTACGCATAATATAATCAGCATCTGCCACGCTGGCGCTGGTGGTAAGGACCGCACTCTCGCTATGCGTTTCATAAACAAATGGATCATAGCAAATAAAGCGAGCGACTGGCTTGTCGATGATCCCGCTCGATAGCTGGAACTCCATCCCACTGTCATAATAGCAGTAAAATTCTACAGGTTTATTCGCATTAACTCCGCTGTACCTGAATACAACTGGTTGTTCGGGACTGACACGATCAGGCTTGATCGCATTAATAAAGTTCTTTCGCGCCGCCTCAACGGTTGCCACGGTCCTTACCTTGGTGCCACTAACCAGATCCAATACCCTCGGCTCGACCTTGGATCCTTGAAATAATCCCCCGGGCAATAGCGCCATGCCTTGCGCGTGATGGGTGATGGGTGGCATCCCGCTCCCCTCCCCATACAGGACCCTGAAATTATAGGACGTTTCCAGGTCCACCTCCAAACCACCACTGCGCTCCTTGGCTGCCCTGGTGGAGCTGGATAGATGCGGAGCTCCATTCCAATAGTATCCATCCGAGCAAAATCCTTTCAGATCTCCAGTGATCGGGGTGGTAGCATAGGTATTCTGTTCTACCTGGATGTGGCCAATATACATATCGATGGCACCGGCTCCATTCTGCAAGATATATAATCTAACACTTCCACTCGCCTGGGCAGCCGGGAATTGATAACCATAAATATACCAGCTGCCTTCAGTCGCCAATAATGTGGGGGTGTTATAGGTGGCATTATCCAGGCTCATATCAAACATTGGGGTTATGTCACTGGCAGAATGCACTCGTATGGTGACGTAATGGATCGCATTGGCTAATGTAGAAAGTGACCAATATGCCCCATCGTTATTAGCAGCACCAGTCATCCTGAAGCACTTATATCCCAGATAGGAATAGGTTGTTACCAATGTGACCGCTCCGGTGGCCACGTTGGTATAATTCCCTGTTCCCATTGCCACAGGGTTTAGGACCAGGTTGGTTCCTGCTTCAGGTAATATACAACTCCAATAACCCATAGTTAGCCTGCCATCGCTTTCATCATATTGAAGTCGCGCATCATGGTTGATGATTGCGCGTTGGTGTGAACAGTCATATTAAAGTTGTTGGTGTTCCCAGCAGAAGCGGTTGCCAGCTGCCCTGGGACAAAGTTGGTAGCAATCGCTGCTCCGGTTACTTCCCTCATCGCATCAGCAATGCCACGCAAACTCATTTCAAATGGGGAGGGGCTATTACCTACTAGCCAATCGGGTAACTTAATTGTTGCCAACCAGTCCCTGAGATCACTCAATTTGTTCAGCAACCACTGCAGTGCACCCGTCGTTAAATTGCTGATTGCAGTTGCCAATGGACCAATCACATTATCTTTCAGCCAGCTGAAGGCTGGGGTTAGATAATCATTCAGGAAGTTATATACACCGGTGAGCGCTGGCAATAGAATATTAGTCCAGAACCCAGCCAATGCCGTAATCGTGATAGAACCAAGTTTTTCAAATATGTCTCTCAGAACAATCAATATTGGGTTTACATACTTATCTAAGAAGGTATGCACACCGGTGATCGCCGGCAATAGCGTATTAGTCCAGAAGTCTGATAGGGTTTGAATAGCAGCCGGGATTGTCACCTCTAACCAAGGGACTACGGTATTCTGCAAGAATGGCATCAAGACTGTGCTCATCCAGTTCCACACTTGATTTATGGCTGGTTGTAAAGTGCCAGTCCAGAAATCGGACAATACTTGAAGCGCTTGGGGTATTTTCTCATCCAACCATGGTTTAACCGTATCCTGTAGAAATGGTATTAAGACTGTACTCATCCAGTTCCAAACAGTTTCTATCGCTGGCTTTAATACGGTCGTCCATACATCAGATAGGAATTGAAGAGCGATCGGAATATTGGTCTGTAACCATGGGAACACTGTGTTTTGTAGGAACGGGATCAGGGTGCCATTCATCCAATTCCAAACGGTAGTAATGGCAGGGAGCAATGTCCCGGTCCAGAAATCAGATAGAACTTGGATCGCGATTGGCAGGTTTACACTCAGCCAGGCGACCAAATTGGCTATAAACGCCTGTGTTGATGGATCGTTTACCCAGGCTGCAATAGCACCCACTAGTGTGGTGAGTGCCGGCAATACAGCTGTCCCGATTGCATCCTTCACATTCCCGAACGAGTTCTTCAGGATGTCCAGCTGCCCGGCGAATGTCTGCCCGGCTGCAACCGCAGATCCTCCAAACTCTTTGGCTAATTCTGCCAGGATGACTGCCTGTGCTCCCGCAACATCCCCCGTTTCCATCAAGGAAGCGATCACCGCTTTCTGATCTTCGCTGAAAGTGACCCCGACCCGGCTTAGTGCGCTGATCCCTTTAATTGGATCGTTCAACGCTTTCCCCAGCTGGATCGCAGTTCCCTGGAGATCCGTACCCATCGCTGTTGACATATCCAACATGGCTTGAGTAGCAGCCGGGAAGGTGTCCTTACCAATATTGGTGAAGGTGAGCAGCATATTCTCACCGCTCACAATCGTATCATCTTCGTACCTGGTAACCTTTGACAGCTCAGTAGCTAAAGCATTTATTGAATCAGCTGTCATCCCAGATATACCACCGGTCGAAGTTAGGACCGCCCCCAGCTGGGCTTGTATATTAGCGGCTTCACTGGCTCCTTTAACACAGGAAGCCAGCCCCACAGCCAGCCCCGCAATTCCAGCTGCAGCTGCAGCGATTCCTCCAATGACAAGAGTGCCTCCGATTTTAGCGAGCCCGGATCCAATACCACTAAAAGTACCGGACGCTTTATCTTCAGCGGTTACTATAATATTGACCTTAGGATCTCCCATGCGCAGCCTTTTCTTCCTCGCTCACAATCCTTCTGTATATATTCCACCGGATCCACCAGAATAGCTGTGGTAAGTTATGATCAATCTCCCAAGGTGGTCTGCTCCATTCTTTCGCTGCTTCTATTACTGCAATCCACGCCGGGGCAGTCTCAGCACCTGACCTCAGTGCAACCCTTATACTGCCCCGCTCGGTGGGGGGACAATCGCATTTTCAGCATTCTCCGTAAAAGCCTGGATCGCTTCTCTCATCTCGTCTAGTGTCAGCTTCCCGATTAGCTTTCGCCCATCCTTCTTGTCAAGGTAGGATCCACCATCACCGATCACGAACATGCTGAGAATATTGATCATTGTTCTCACGTCACCATCGAGCAACGCAATATACTCATCAACACTGACCATCCCGCCCATGCGTTCTCGATCAACTTTTATATTTACAGCCATACATCAACCTTTCTATTACGTAATGATCGCCGCGCCCCAAGCGGGTACTGTGCCTGGATAAGGCTTGAAGGATGCGCTATATTTCTCACCTTCAACGGTGTAGCTCATGCACACGTAGCCACTGGTGGCTGAGGGTGCCACGACCCCGAAAGCAGGATCTCCGGTTGTCCACCAGGTTCGGATCCCAAATCCAACCCACAACCCAAGTGGTGTGGTAAACGTTGGCGCGCTGATGGGTGCCAATACGGTATGTGACCCCGATAACGTCGGTACTGCAGCTGAGGCAGCCAGTGTCGTTGCCGCCGTATTATCAAACGGTCCGGTTATATCAATCGGTGAATCGGGGTGATCCGCCAGGTATCCTTTGACCTGGTCCTGATAGGCGGTCAACTCTGTTTCGTCGTAAGTAAAACCAACCGCAGAGATACTATCCACCGGGATCTCCCTGGGTGTGCCTCCGTTGTCATCCACCGCGAATCTTGTCCATTTTGAGACTGTTCTTCCTGTCGCCATTTTTTAACTCCTTTTTAATATGCTCTGAAAAATGCACTTACGAATGTAACGCTCGTTGCGGTTCCCAATGCTATCTGCCATCGTAAAAATTGCCTCACGGTGGCTGTATTGCCTAAAAATATTATTCCTGATACTCCAGCGGTAACTGTGATGGACCCCGATGTTGCGCCAGATAACGGAGCAAAAGACCCACCGGCATTGGTGGCAGCATCATCAACGCTTAATGTCGCCGTATGAGTTGGGTTGGAGGATGCCAGGACATGGTACATAAAATAGCCACCTTTGGCAGTCGAAGCTCCAGTGGGATTGTCATATCCAGTTCCTGAGTTTACCCCTGTCTCAGCTGCGTTGGCATGCAAGAGCGTACCCCAGGGAGAAACATAGTTGGCTGACTTTTCTACCGACCATCCGGCAAACGGGATGGTGGCAGTTACCGCGCCCCCATCCTGTGTTACCTGGTAGGCGGTATCTATGAATGTTCCACCAAAGCAGGGATCCCCACCAGCTGGAATGGCCCTCATCCCAATCGCGGTAATAACATTACGTGAAATACCCGCCGTAATCATTAGCGCGTGCAGCCCCGTGGTTGCGGTGTTATCAAATACGGCATTCAGGGTCCCAGTATTCACATGTCCCTGGTTAGGCAGGTATCCTTTGACAGTGTCGCTCATGGGAGCGGTCATATCCACTTCATCATAAACCATCTCAAGCGGACCAATAGAGCGGCTAAATCCACTCATATCATAGCCATCTATATACACCCGCCACCATTTTATTTTTGTTCTACCTGTTGCCATAGCACCTCCTAATTAACAAACTCTGTGATCCTGAAGCTGAAATCGGCGCCCCAATATGGCGTATCTGACGGGTCAGCGACACTGCCAACATAAGCGATCCCATTAGGAACGATGTCCACGCAACCTGCAAGCACATCAACTGCCAGAACCGCATCCCATATTGCGCCGATCATGGCGATCATATTTCCAAAAGGCGCAAGAATGTTTGTCCTATCCTTCCCGATTGGGCAATATAGCAGCCGGTAGGTGAGCACATAATAAAACGTCATCTTGGCGCTTGATCCACCCCCAAAACTGTCCCGCTCCATGCTTACCTCTGACATGAAATCACTCGCCCTGGGGATCAGCATCGCTGACCTTTGATTGCCAGCTGCAGGGATCTGATTGGTATCCTTTATGATCAGGTCATCCACAACCAAAGCGGTGATGCTATCGGTTATTGTTGCAATCGCTAATGTCATGGCACCAAATCCCTCTTATAGCGCCCAATAAGCCGCCAGGCAGTTGCCGGTATTTCTTCAGGAGTGATCACAACTCCCATGGCCGTGATCGTTGCTATCCCGGTGGTGTTCACCCCGAAGCGCCTGCCATAGACTGACTTGGCTATTTCCAGGCAAGCCATCCTGACCGATGATATGGGTGCCCAGGTATAAATCAAGGCATCATCCGTATGAATAGCAGCGGTTGATCCATTATCTCCACGTTTGATTGGGGTCACCGAAGTTGAAGTGATTGTCTTGCAGATCATAAACTCATTATCGATCTTGAATATCTGCCCTGGTATGATCGCATTGCCCAGGTCAACCGTGATCGGTGTTTCTGATGCGGTGATCCCACCGATCTTATTGACCTGAGTTGCCAAGTTCCATGCTCTCTGGGCATATTGATCGTGATAGCCCCAAACTCCATTCACTGCGATCACATACTCAGAGTTTGAGCTGCTATCAGTCCTCCAGATAATATTGGCACTTTCTTTCAGGCGAATAGCCCGGCGTGGTGATTCATTCCTCGGTAGCAGGTTATAGTTACCAGCTGCCACCAGTGTTGCATCCCCATTGGTTAGCGTGATCACCTCGAGCAGATCATCATCCAGGTCAAGCTCGTCCGCATCCTCCCAGCTTTCAGGAACGCTGAAATAGCGTGTTTCGATCCTGGGATAAAAAGTATGCCCGGTCATTTCATTAATGATCTGGCTGGCAGATTCAAGGATCTGCTCAATCAAAATATCATCAAGAGCATCAATCGTGTCGATACTCTGGGTGCCTTTGTAATCCGTCAGCGTGGCATAGCTATTTGTTAAACTCATTCTGTCGCCTCACTGCGAGCTGCGCCTTTAGTTCCTGGTGGTTGGGTGGATATTGCCTGCCATCCTGCTCGATGTGGGTGCTGAAGATATTGGTGTCCACCAGGAATGGGAGATCAGCATGCTCATCCATAAACTTGTTCCAGCCAGCTTTGCGAAGATAATCGCCCTTCATGACCCGGTCACACCAGGCAATATCGGATGTTCCAGCGGCAATATGGTAATCGCCATGATCATCCATCATGGAAGTGCTGGGAGCAACAAACACCCTACGCACGACCATGCCTTGAGCCAGGTATTCTGGGCTTTCCTCATACATCTTGCGTAGCACATCCACGTGGATCAGCAATACCCCGGTCGGCACACCATCCGCCCATACCAGGTCACCCATCTCGAAATCCCTGAAGGTCGAGTTGCCCCGCCCACGGAATACAAGTGGCTCCGATGGCTGTGCCCTGGTGTAATACAGCCCACTGACAACAGGGTATTCAGCCTTTTGTATCCACTCATTGAAGCGGATAAAGGCATCTGGAGGTAATACGTTATCATGCTCAACCAGGATCAGCCATTGGAAATTGGCTGTTATGCAGCGCTGTACGATCAGGTTCTGTGCATCTGCCACCTGGTAGTGAAGTGGATTATAGGAAGCCAGCCAGGACTGCCAGGTAACGACCGACCAGTTTGGAGGGATCGCCTGGTTGTATCTTCCCATGACCCATTCGACCCTGACCAGTCCTGTGACAGCAGTTCCGATCATTACCCGATTCATGTATTCAGCATTACCACTGTCATCGATCAACATGGAATAAGTTATGTTTGGATTACTCATAACTCGCATCATCCCTTCTTTTGGTCATTAAGACTTCAATATCTCCCAGGGGATCATAGCGCAGGCTGGTGATCTTCCACGGCTTGGGCTTGTAGATGTAATACAGCTCGGATGCCTGCCCGTCTATGATTGGATCGAAGTATCTGAAAGTATTTTCATTGCACCCATTGATGTGGGTTGGATCCTGCCAGTACCTGGGGCTGCCTCCATAAGGCAGGAGTATCGCAAACTGGCAATCGTATTGCATCACCCGCCAGATCTCGTTCATGAACTTGATCATGCCAAAACCAGCCGGGTTTATATGCTCAACATAGTGGCTGGCAATCGACCGGTTCACACAGCTGTCGGGTAATGGATAGGGATATTTTTCCAGATCCCAAACGATGTCCACTCCAGGCAGGTCTCGTACATCAATCCCAATGAAGCCTGGGGACTTGTTTTCTCCACAAGCAATATCGAGCTGGATTGCCTCATAAAAGCTAAGCAGCTCATCTATTGATTTTCGCATTACAGATCCTATCTGGAGGGGAGGCTTTTACACCTCCCCTCCGGAGTTAGTTATGGTAGAAATACGTTCTTGGCAGGGATCACAGCTCCATGTGCCTGGAGGGTGTTCACTGGTGACACCGGCAGTTGGTCTGATCCTTTATAGAGCAGGCACAAGCATGCTCCATCCAGGGTCGCAACACCAACGGTATCAACTACCTTCATCCATGGCATTGCCGGATCGATATTGATGTCCATGATCGCGCAGCGGTCAGTGACTGTCGCTGTGGATGAAAAGCTGACAAACGATGCGCCAGTTGCTATGGTAAAAGTACCCGCTGACGTCGCGCATTTCGAGATCTGAAAGATCATCGTGGATGCGCCAGCACCAGAACCGATCATCATCACAAATGCCGCCCGATCATAGCCAGTGCCATCAATCGTCTGGCCGCTATGAGCAGCTGCGGTCATCGTGGCTGGGATTATTGCGATTACTGGTTCAACTTGGTAAAGTAAGGTATTCATTATTTTGGCTCCTTGTTCTTATGCTTGCAGTAAGTAAGTGACGGCTTCTGATTGCAGGACTGCAGCACCCTGGCGATACTTTGCGAACAATCCGATCTGTCCACTGGCTTGATACAGGTATGGGTTGCGGCTGACAGTCATGCCAGAACGCTCTACAATCCCATAAAATCCAGGGTTGACCATCAGGACATGCTTGCATGCTGTAACAGGAACGCCTCCGGTTAAGCCCGTCATGGCTGCGGTGCAATAAACCGGGAAGCCAAAGATCGAACCATGCGACTTTGCATTACCGGATCCAATCTCGTTGGAGTTCTGCGGTAAGAAAGCAAAGGGAGTTGCAACCAGCAATCCGCGCAGATAACCCAGCACGTCACGCTTGCAGATCAGCACAGCACCATCGGCATATTGATCCGGATAGGAGAATAGTGCCTTGATGAACTCTGCAGCTGTGATCGCACCTGCGGCTGCGGTGGTGTATAACAATGCGCCACCCACGATCATGGACTGCGGCTCACCACCACCCGTACCAGTAGCAACATGATAATAGTTATCTGCCGCTGCCATGGCACGTGCCCAAACAGAAGCCAGATATGCGCCGAAACCACCAATCGCATCTTCCTCAAACTCCTCGCTGATCTTGATCAGCTTGGTCAGCTTGTGGATCGTTACTGCGGTCTGTGCGGCAGTCGGTTCGTTCTCGTCATAGGCTGCCTCTTCATTCGCCACAACGAACTTGGTCGCGGCGGTCCCTTCGGTCGGGAAGTGGTAAATATCCGAACCGGTAGTTACCCTGGTAACGCCTATCTGTCCAGTGACAGATATTTCGTTGCGCTTTGCGATGATCGAGTTCGCAAATTCTTCTGGAACCCAGAAGCCACCCTCAGAATCATTCACCTCTGATAGTGCGGCTTTGGCAGCAATTTCATCACCGGTCTGTGTCCAGTATAAGAACGTCTTGACATCATCGTCTTTGAAGCCCAGCGTGGTGACCTTGGGCGTGGTGAATCGTGCCCGCTTGGCAAACTTGTTTTCCTCAATTGCCTTCTTGTAGCCGGCTTCTTCTGCCGCCTTCAACTCGGCATCGCGCTTCGCAGTCTCTTCCGCTTCTTTGGCTTTGGCAGCATCGCGCAGATCCAGTATTTTGATAAGTTCCTCTTGTTCCATTGTTATATCTCCTTGACCCTTTACAGGGTTTTCTAATATTGTGGATTTTACCGGCATCGTTTCAGCGACATTCTCCATGTCCTCTGCCTCAACCTCTAGCGGTAATGACTTGATTGGTATGGCGGTATTACGTGGCTCAGCGGGTGTTGGTGTCAGACTGGCATCCAAACCCAACGGCCATGATTTTATCCAGCTTGCATTCCCTTTTTGCTCACGTTCAACTAAGTGAGATGCAGTTCCACTGGACCAACCCAACTTCCCATCTTCTGCTAACTTATAGATATATTTTTCGTATTCATCTCTCAGGTCAAGCTGGGCTTCGATCCACTGCCCAATATCATCGGGCTTGATCTTGCCCTTACCGATCTTGCGCTTGCCCATTTTTTCATCCAGGCCATGCTGGTAATATACCGGGGCGTAATCATGCTCCCCGAAATCAGTATCCTTGGTAAAGTAATCACCTTCCAGGTCTGGGGCATCCACGGTTGAAAACCGAATTAGATACCCACCCACCTTGCCCCCACCCAATGCCTTGACCTCAGATCCATCAAATATGAGCGCCTTGGGCTGCGGCCACTTGGTCGGATCCGGGCAATTGGCACCATTTAGGGTGGATAGGTCATGGATCTGTTGCAATCGCTCCAGGTCTTTGCTGGCGTTCCTGGCACCGATCTTCAGCTGGACTGACTTTTCTTGATCTTTCCACATCTGCATACAGACAGCTATAGCCTGGTCATTGTCCTCGGCTGTTCCATCCTCCAGGACCTTAGGGATACAAACTTTCATAAATTCTTGCTCGTTATCAAAACTTCCAGGATCTGGCATCGTCACCTCCTTATAAACGAAAAAGCGCAAACCTGCGGCATCCGCAGTTTGCGCTATCATACATGATCTATGCACATCCACCGATCAGCCTTTTCGCTCGCACCCAGATCCTCGGTGCCTCTGAGCTTATCCTGCTGATCAGCAGTACCTAAAGTATAGCACGAAAAGATTAATCTTACAACATTACAAGCCCAAATCCCTGATCAGCTTATTGATCCAGGCCTGATAGATGTCGGTGATCTTGTCTCGCTTCTCAATCGCCACATCCCACAACTTGCGCCAGCCCTTGATCCCCATGTTCCCAGCCTGCTCCTCGCCAATTACATATTGAGCATAGCTGGCTCGGTTTCCGATTTCTGTCTTAAACCCACCCACGTTTGAATCAATATAGAACTGGGTCCCCAGCCGTTCTGAGTTATTCAGGTTCCCATGGGCTGTCTGGGTTCCACGCCCACGGATGTAGTATGGTGTTGGCGGTGCATTAGCTTCGGTGGCTGGTGGGTAGCTCTTAAGCCCCTGCTCCTTCAGTATCTCATGGGCGGATTCAGCTCCAGCCTGTGCAAAATACTTCCCGATCTGCCTGGGGAACTCTGCCAGTGCCTTGTGGATCTTATCCAGCCCTTCAATCTTGATGTGAATAGGATCTGCCATAATTATTATCCTAATATAGACGTGCTTGAATCTGTCCAGCATCGACAATTAACATGGGCTGGAGGGTTGTCAATTCCACCCTCCCAGCTGGCATCAATCTCGACTTCAACTCCATTCAGTGGAGCGCATATATCACAGACCAGGTCATCGTTATTTGTAAACCACACTTTTACTACCTTCACACCAGGGAACTCACGTTTCATCTCTTCCCCGGCTAGCTGGTTGCCCTGGGCATAAGCCCGTGTGATCTCGGTCACTGCTATCGTTTGTGCCCTCTGCTCGTCAAATGGTAGGAACTGCATTACTTCACCAATGGTCATCCCAGGTGTTTCAATAAATCTGGCAATATTATATTTCAAACTGTCAATTGTCGTCGTACTCAGATCTTTGAGAAACTGGAAGATATAATTGCGGATCCATCTGGCTGCTTCTTTATTCACCAAAGTATAATTGATTTCAAGACCGGCGGCCTGACCGAATAAATATACGCCGCCCTGGGCAGCTTCGATTAGTCTGGCTGTGATCGCAGTGACATCTTCATCGTCAAAACTTGCCAGGTCTATATAGGTCGCAACCGGATCATATTTTGCAGCCGGAACCTGCTCGACCGTTCCAAGATATTCTCTTACCTTTCTAGCTTGCTTCCCAAAAGCCCTGCTCATCGCAGCTGCCAATCTTGCCTCTGCCGCTTCCTTCTCCTGCCAGCCTGGCTCGCGCCGGTCTCTACGCTTGAGTGCGTGGATCACCGCTGCTATAACACTTATTAGGTTATGCCTGGCAACCGCAATAGATGTTTTGGTCATTGATCAATATTCCCCTCTCACGATGAAATAGGGAACGAATGTTAGTCCCCCGCTCGTGAAGGTAATCTCAATCCAATAGACCCTATCAACCGTCAGGCTTTTCACAATCGGTGTGGTGATCTGATCACCAACAACCCCTGATGATCCAGACAATACCGTCGAGGTCACATCTATCCGAACAT